CATCATAATTTTAACGTAACCTTCATTGCGGGGTAGCTCGCCGCGCTTCTCGTAATCGGTATAGTCGTTACTTTGAAACTTGGCCGGGTCGGTACATACGAAAAACTCACTAACGCCGCCCGCGTCCGCACTTTGAATATTGCACTTGCATCCGTCCGTCCAACTCCATACGTGCCCGAAAGGATTTTCCAAACCTCGGTAGCTGGGTACGCTAAGGGTTTGGCCGTCGGTTCCGTCGCTTTTCTTGTATGTGTAGTTTACTACGCCTGTCTTATTTCCCAACGGGTTGGTAACCCCGCAAGGAACCATAGGGTTATAACTGTTATAGCCGTCCCAATCGCTCATATTGGTAACGCCTTGGCTTAATCCGCCCTGCTTATATCCTTCGCTTGTAGGTTCCGCGTTATAGGCAAGTTGGCAATTAAAGTTAGCGTATTCGACGGCGTAAAGCCACCAGCAAGTTTTTTGTACTTCGTAAACGTCGCAATTCCAACCGGCCCCGTTCTTGCCGGCATTCCCCCGGTTCCGGGCATACTTCCGAAAGTTGGTAAGGCTGATAGATGTAGCCGGCATACCTAAAAGGCTTCTATATGTTCCGTCCCAACCGGCCGTATTGTTACCGCCACGGAAAGCCGTAGAAGTATTTACGACGCTTGCAAGTTTCGGCGTAGCCGATACGGTGCGGTCTACGGCCGCTTCGTAAGCCGAACGATAGGCAAGCTGCACCAAATGGAACCCCGGTAGCGCGTGTTCGGAAAGAAGGCACCGGAATTTAGTACCGTCTACTTCAAATTTGCGGTAGTGGGCTGGTATTTCTACCATTACTTGCCCGTCGGTGCCGTCAAGTTTGGCGGCGGCTCCCGTATCGCGCTTGGTGCTGTCGTTCGCGTGAAGGTAATAAGCTACCGTTCCGTTGTCGCGCAAGACACAACGGCGCATTTTACTTTGAATAGGCAGCGAAACGTGAAGTTCCGGGCGACCAATTCGGGTACAAGCCGAAGAAGCTACGTTAGAATCCCATTCTATACCGTAGTAGTAATCGTAGGGAAACGTCGGCTTCGTGTTTCCTACTCCAATCAATAAACCCATAGCCGTATAAGATTTAGTACCCCCAAACAAGGGTAGCGTTAATACTCGTTTGCTTAATCTCGCGGACTATTTCGGGGTTCCAACCTATTTCGAAGCGCGTAGCTACGAACTTGCCCGGCTCCATGCCCCAAAGGTTTACTTCAAGAACGACGGCGGTTTCTCCGTCGTTCTTAATGTTAAACGGCGTATCTTCCATTTTGAAGTTACCCGTACTTAGCCCTTCAATGGGGCCGATTGTTCCAATTTGGGCGGAAACCGTTT